ATATACCATGGGCTACCAGAGATGGTGACAGTCCAGACGTTATAAGAAAGAAGAACATCTATGAGTCAGCTGGTCTTAGTGTTGGTGTAGATTTAATTACATCTGCATTCTCTTTAGCAAAAGCTTTGAAGGTTATCCCCGGAGATGAGTTTGCTGAGCGTGCCTTAGCTAGGCATAGATTAGGCTTTGAAGGTGAAGATCCTATTACTGCTAATGTCTTAGGACGTAGATCTAGTAGGACAAAAGCTCAAAGAGCTGAAGCTATTTCTAGGATGGTAAAAGATCCTCAAGGTACTAAGTATGATCCATTTATTAATGAACCATCTTTAGGACCACAGAGTAGAGCTGTATCTGATTTAGAAGTTAACCCTATCAAAGCTAAGATAGATAACTGGCGTATACAGAATAATATAGGTACCACTAATGGTAGATCAAGACCTGTAGTAAGTACTAGCTTTATTAAGAAGATGAATAATGCTACACCTTCACAAAGAGCTGAAGGCTATAGAACATTATTTGATAGAGATATATCAGCTAACGTAGGTGCTAAGATTGATGGTACAGTCATACCTCCAGAAGAAATAAACCAAGCTGTTACTAAACTGTACAATCAGGTGTTTAATCCTGATGTAAAGTTAAGTCAGATGGAAAGTGCTATAAATGATATGAAGCACAACTTCTACCAAAAGAAGAATTTTATGGGGGAGACAGAATGGAGAATTGTTAACGAAGCTTTTGTCGATGCATTTGACAACATATACAACCCTAAAGTAATGCGTGCTTCAGCTATGGTAACTAACCAAGCTGGTGGTGACATTGCAGATATAGCAACTGGTATGTCTATGATTGGCGATGTAGCCATGACTGGTAGACAGCAGGAGATGATGATTGATAAGCTTAAACTGCTTAGTAGAGAAGTCAGAACTAACCAGTACATATCAAATAAGTTTGGTGAGTACCGACAGTTAGAATTAGGTAATAACCCTTCTGCACTTAAGAAGTTTATACTAGATCAGAACGATAACTTTGCTAAAGGTTTACAGAGATCACAAGCTAAGGCTGATGAATTCTATCAAACACTAGAAACTATTGCTCAAGAAAACCCTGAGTATCTTAAACCACTTGCTTATGCAATGGAAGCTACTAATGGTGAAGTTGATCAAATCTGGAAATTAAATAGATGGGCTGAAGAAAACATAGGATTTATTAAAAAAGGATTCTATGATGGTAACCCTGAAGTACCTAGTTTAATCATCAAAGGTTTGAACGGTGTACGTTATAATCATATCCTATCTGGTCTTGCTCCACTAAGAGCTATGACTGGTAACAGTATGTTAACTGCATTTAAACCTGCTTCTGTATTTGTAGGTGCTGCTGCAACAGGCGACACTGCTACAATCAAGAAAGCACTATGGACTTATGGTGGTATCTCTGAGAACTTCAAACGTGCTTATAAAGTAATGGGTGACGAGTGGCGTTTAGCTAAACAACGTCCAGAGGAAGCTATGATGCGTGGTCGTGCAGATCTACGTCAAGCTAAAATGGATAACTTTGAAGCACTCGAAGCTATGTCTGAAGTATGGAAGAAAGAAGGTAATACAGGTAAGGCAGCTATGTGGAATATAGCTAAAGGTTTAGCATGGTATAACAATAACCCATTTGTTAGGTGGGGTATTAATGCTATGTATGCTATTGATGGCTTTACTAGCTCTATGATGGCTAGTGGTTCTGCAAGAGCTAAAGCTTATAACATTTTAATGAAAGAAGGTAAAGGTGGTTTTAGTCAAGCAGCTTTCGATAAACTACAGAAACGATTATATAGTCAAGCCTTTGATCATACAGGATTACTTACAGATAAAGCAGCTAAACATGCGTCACAAGAAATAGCACTCAACTTAGATAATGCAGTCGCTAATGATCTTAATAAATTCTTAGAACGATTCCCTGTTGCTAGGCCTTTATTCATGTTCCCTAGAACAGGTCTTAATGCTTTGAATATGACTTGGAGTTTTACTCCGGGTAGTGCATTAATACCTATACAAACTAAAGCTCGTAAAGTTTTTACAGCTAAAAGTACACAAGAAATGGCTGAAGTATTGATGGACCATGGTCTTGAAGTATCTGATGACGCTTTTGCTACCTTGAAATCTGAGTATATTGGTCGTCAATTAATGGGTGGTGCAGTAGTAACAGGTGCTGGTATATGGGCACTTGAAGGTAACTTAACAGGTAATGGACCTGCTGATGCTGGTGAAAAGAAACGTATGATGACTATGGGTTGGCAACCTAATTCTATTAAAAACCCAATCACAGGTAAATGGCATAGCTATAAAGGATTTGAACCGTTTGATACATTACTTGGTCTTGTCGGAGATGCAGTATACTTCTCTAACCGTGTAGATGATTCTATTACAGAACAAACTTTCCAGAAATTACTATTTTCTATAAGTATGAATGTATCTAATAAAACATTTATTAGTGGATTCGAGCCTTTAGTATCTATGTTCTCTGGTGATGAAGGTGCATGGAATAGATTTGTTATTAACCAAGCTGATTCTTTAATACCATTTGCTCCATCTGGAGTTAGAAGTATTTTAAATAATGCTATAGCCCCACAATTAAAAGATGTAGAAAATGATTGGGGATCATTGATGGCTAATAAATGGAAATTCTTAGGTCCAAATAATTTAGTAGATCAAGTTGATATATACACAGGTAAGCCGATAAGATTCCAAGAACCACTTACTGCAGCAGCTAATGCTTTCATGCCATTCTTTAAATCTAATGGTGACATGGAGCCTTGGAGACAATGGTTATTGTCCACAGGTTGGGATAGTGTAGGTACTATGAAGGTAAATCCTATCAGTAAACAACCTATGTCTCCTAAAGAAAGACAATGGGTTAACAATTGGATTGCTAAGAACATGAACTTAGCTGGTCAAATTGAAGGTATGATGAACCATCCTAGTGGTTACTGGGAGAATAAGATGAAGGAATATAAGAAGGCCAGAGGACTTAAAAAGCAGTCTGATTTCGGTCTGAAAGAATTGGTGGTACATCAGGAGTTGAACCGTATACACAGGAACGCTATGAAATATGCGTGCTCTGCTATGGGTAGATACTTTGAACAGTATTCAGCTGTAGGTTTACAGAATACTAGAGTTAAAAATTCTTTACGACAAGGTAATATACCAGCAGCTTTAAAAGCAAACTCAACAAAACAAGACCTACAACGTCTATTAGAATTCTAAAATGACCGTAACAATTGAAAATACTTATACGGGTAACGGCTCCACCACCGATTACTCGTTCACATTCCCATATTTAGACTCCTCCGATATTAAAGTTAGTGTTGGAGGTAATGATACAACTGCATATGCATTGCAAAATGCCACAACGGTTAGGTTTGATTCTGCTCCAGCCAACTCATCCGCTATTAGAATATATAGAAGCACAGCTTATGATTCACCTAAAGCTACTTTCTATCCCGGTTCTGCTATACGTTCTAATGATTTAAACGATAACTCATTACAAAACTTATATGTAACCCAAGAAGCTAATGTTGACATATTAAACTCTTGGAAAAAAGGTGATCCTACTATCCAAAGTGGTGAGGCATGGGCATCTAATAACACACAAATAGCTACCACTGGTGCTGTTGATGGACGTATAGATGCTAAAGCTAATACTAAACTTACTGATGATTTAATTGGTGGTACTGATATAGCTATCGCTGATAATAATAATGCTGGTAGTTCAGCAACAGGTAAATTTACTATTAACCATAGTGTTAGTGGAGCTAATACTACAGTTAACAATAGTGATGGTAATGTTATACAAGATATAACTGTATCTGCACAAGGTCATGTAACTGCTGTAGGTTCTAAAAACCTGAATGATGTTTATTATACAGAAACTGAAGTTGATAATAATTTCTATAAAATTGGCAGTGCAAATGAAATAAGATCAGACGAAACATGGTCTGCATCTGAAACTAAAATAGCTACTACATCAGCTATAGATGCTCGCATCACAGATATGATTGATGATGTTGGTGGTTTTGTACCAATAGCTAATGAAACATCTTTCCCTAACGCTAACCCTGACATTAATAACGGGGCTGGAACTCTTGTATCTATTAAATCTCTCAGCAGCAACCTTACCTCTAATGGATCTGGAGTTGCAACCATTTCTAATGGTACTGTAGGTAAC